TTAGCAGCACCAACTAACCCCCCTTATGCTTTAAGCGTATCCACGGGTTTAAATATAAATAAATGTTATTTAAGACAACGGTTTTATACTAACTCTGGGTTATGGACTAGCACCACCAGCGAACCGCTCTTTTTATCTGCATCTTTAGTTTTAAAGAATCTTATCAACGCTGCTACGACAATAGATATGTTCTACCAAGCCTCTAATGGTAGCGGGGCAACACCTTTAAATATATTGAGTAAACCTGTTTCTGCATTATCTGATTACACATCATATACAGGACCAGGTGTCGAGATACCAATTTCTACCGATGCTCTATCAGGAGACGCAGGCTATGTAGATATCTATATATCATTTGGGCAAGCATCATCGGTTGCAGTTACGAGCATTCAAATCGTGCCTGTGGTAAACGTTACCTCAGTTCCGGTTATTTCTTATGACATTGCGAGCTCCAATAGAGCAGAAGCATTGATGGGGGACTACTATTTACCTAGGGTGACATCTTCGACAATACCAAGCCTTCTTACTGCCTGGGATTTTAAACTTAACCCTGCGCAATTTGGGGCCGCTGGAGTAGCTGCAGGGCCTGTATCAACAACACCTCAATATATATGGGATCAAACTATATGCGCCACCTCATCAGGGACAGCAGTAGTAAGTCGAAATGCAGTAACTGGGGGATTAGTTCTGGCTCCTGATACGGCTAATCAATCATTGTATATGATTCAATACCTAGGGTCTCCGCAGGCTAAGGAAGTGCTCTTTAGTCGACTAAGCTCAAATATATCAGCATATCTTGCAGCGGGCGGAAGCTCCGTAGTCGCAAGCGTGTATTTATATGTAGCTCCTGCAGCTACCGTAATACCTATATTGCCTTCATCTTTGGTAACCGTGGCAAGTAATGGCTCCTTGTCTGGCCTTGCGGCTGGATGGTCCATAATCCCAAGAAGTGGGTTAGATACTCCAAGGGCTGTCTTGTCTGCATCTTTTCCGACGGTAGATGAGGATATTAAGTTTACAGGATGGGAAGTCGTAGAAAGTGCCCAATATAATGATTCTAATAAGTTTGCCATTGTTGTTGTGTTCTCATGGACCACAGCTCCGACAATTAATATTGATTCAATATCTTTAAACAAAGGCGATTTGCCAACACGACCGGCTCCTCAGACGGCATCGGATGTTCTTTCAGAATGCCAGTATTATTATGAGAATAGCTATAACTCTGGAGTTTATCCTGGGGCGGCATCAACACCAGGTTCATTGGTTACTCAGCAAGCAGTTATTTATAATGCTCCAAACTCCTTTACATGGACCAGGACATTTGGGCTACAGTTTAAAACTAAAAAACGAACAAATTCAACTGTTAATATTTATTCTGTAAATGGAGCTATAAATACTGTTCAATTAAATACGTACGACGCTGGCGTTCAAATAGGAACACAACAGGGGACAATAACATTAGGATGGACGCAATTCTATAATGGAAATTCTGGGGTAGATTTTCAATCTATTTCTACAGTGGCTTTTGCAACGGCAGGAGCTGGCACAAGTGAAACCAGAGAAGTCGTTATACAATATCATTATGTCGCTGACAGTAGGTTAGGAGTTGTGTAGCTTTATCCGCTAGGTTATGGTATAATCCTTTATTTTAGGAAATATTATGGCTAAATTTAGAGATACGAAAACTAAAAAATACATTTTTTGGAGGATGTCAGTTTTAGTAAGAGATAAGAGTGAATGCCAACATTGCGGCTCTAAAGATAACTTGCAGGCACATCATATTGTCGAATGGGATGACGATATATCATTAAGATATGATGTTAGTAATGGATTAACGGTATGCGCTTCTTGCCATTTTAAAATACACCATACCGGTAGAGCGCCATGGAATACCGGGAAAAAAATGACTGACGCTCAAAGAAAAAAGTTGAGCGAGGCGCATATGGGGCAAATTCCTTGGAATAAAGGAATCCCGCAAACTGATGAGGTTAAAAAGAAATTAAGCCTGAAAAATAAAGGTAGAAAACTTGGGTCTATGTCGGAAGAGCGGAAACGTAAAATAGGCGAAGCCAATAAAGAAACATTAAGAAAAAATTCTGAATTTAGGAAAGGAAAAACCTGGATTAAATGCGCAGAAACTGGGAAAAGATTATGGATAGAAAAGGGATTATAGCTTAACAATATTAATTAAAGGGATTTTAAAAAATGGCAACACCATACATAGCACAACAAACAGTAACAGATTTTGGCCTTCGGTTTGCCGATTTAAAATATAGCGCCAAACTTGCAATTACGACTGATACATCTCTGACAATACCAGGGAATGCACCACGCTATAAAGCGGTCATAAAATGCGTCACCGCAGGGGAAGTGTGGGTAGCAGCTAATGCAACTGCTGCTGCAACTGCAGGAACAACTTTTGCTGCATCTACATCCGAGATGATTACTGGGAATTACCCAATTTGCAGGGAAGTGAAAGCGGGAGATGTGCTTCATTTCTTCAGTACAACAGCAACCACAGATGTAAGTGTTATACTATATGCATTAGGGACAAATAATTAAGAATAGGAGGCCAGGATGGCTAATATTAAATTCAGTCAGTTTACTCCTGGTGGAAACGTTCAATCAGGCGATATAGTTGTTGGGCTTAGGTCAGGTGATAACGCGCAATTTACCCTAGCTGGTGGTGGAGGCCTTTTTTGGTCTGTCATTCCTGGTTCTTCCCAAACTGCAATAGTCAATACGGGACTTATACCTCAAAGCGGAGGCCTGACTACCATTACACTACCATCTACGGCTCCTATTGGCTCTGTAATCTCAATACAAGGAGAAGGCTCAGGAGGATGGGTAGTAGATGCACCCGGAACTCAGATAATAAGGATAGGAGCTTCTGCAAGTTCAGCAGGAGGATCTATAGCTTCAAGCAATAGATATGATGCTATAACCTTGATATGTATCGTAGCAGACACCGAATGGGCCATGTACGGTCCCGTTTCCTCAGGATTTGTAATTACTTAAAAGGATTTTAAGATGACAACTAATAACAGTTTAAATAATGCCACCGTTCCATTAACTCCAGGTTTTGGAGGAACAGGCGTAGCAAACACGGGAACAATAACTGTAGGTGGGAATACTGCTTTTTCAGGTGCTCATACTTTTACAGGAACAATTACTGGTGATACAGCTGTAACATTTCCCACTTCTGGTACTTTGGCTACAACAGCTGGCGCTTCAGGAATAGTTAATAGTGGAACTGGAAATCAAATTACATATTACGCAACAACCGGAACTACTGTTTCTGGTTTAACTGGGGCTAATGGTTCGGTGTTGGTAACAAGTAATACTGGTGTGCCTTCTATGTTAGCCAATCCTTCAGCTGATGGTCGACATTTAACGTCTGCTAATGCTGCAATTCCTTTGTGGTCAACATCAAGTTACGCCGATACGTACGGGGTTTCTACTATTTTATATGCCAGCTCTGCTAATACCGTCACAGGTTTGGCAACGACAAACAGAGCTTCATTGTCAACTAATGCAACGGGTGTGCCAACATGGCTTGCTTTAACAGATGGTCAGGTTGTCATAGGAAGTAGTGCTGGAGCTCCCGCTGCAGCTTCTTTATCTGCTGGAACAGGGATTAGTATTACACCGGGATCAAATAGCATATCAATTGCGGCAACTGGAGCAGCAGGGATATCATGGGCTAATATTTCTGGGACTACACAGGCTGCAGCTGTTAATACGGGATATGTGGTTGGCAATGCATCTCAGACAACTATTACACTACCGGCCACAGCAGCGCTAGGATCTGTAATAACAGTTCAAGGTAAAGGCGCAGCTGGATGGATTTTGGCAGCAAATACAGGACAAACTATTCAAGTTGGACAGACTGCTTCAAGTACAGCAGGTTCAGTTACATCTGCAGCAGCTTTTGATTCGATTCAAGTTGTCTGTATTACGGCCAATACTAGTTGGGCCACGATTAGCGTTTTAAGTAGTGGTGTAACCGTAGCATAAAGGAATAAATATGGCCATAACAACTCAATTAAATACAGGAACTACCCCTTTAACGGTTGCTGAGGGTGGAAGTGGTGTATCAACACATACAACCGCGTACGCTCCATTAGCAGCCGGAACAACGGCTACGGGAGCTACACAAGTATGTTCTACAGGGCTTTCTACTTCAGGATTTGTGCTGACATCAACTGGAGCAAGTAGTCTCCCATCTTTCCAAGCTCCAACAGGACCTACAGGAAGCCCAATATTAGTAAGCGTTCCTTTAACGTTGGCTCAATTTTTAGCTCTAAAGAATACACCAATACAAATTATAGCAGCGCAAGGAGCCCATACTCTTGTTGTGCCAATCAGCATAGTTGTTGAACTTGTGATGGCTGGAGTTGCATTTTCTAATTTAGGAATAACAGGACTTCAATATGGAAGCACAACTAATTTTGCTGGACAGCGTATAGCAGAAATTCCAGCCGCAAATATTCAAACTGTCACAGTAGATACAATATTAAATGTGCCAATTCAATACAGTGCCAGCACATTATATCCTACAATGGTAGTTTATACGGGTTCAACGTCTATAAATGCAGCTGTATATATGAGTAGCACATCAACTACGCCACTTGGTGGGACTGGAGCAACAGTCAATGTAAATGTAGTATATTCAGTTATTACAACAAGCGCATAAAACATATAAAAGGATTTAATAAATGCCCGTTTTAAATTATCAAGTTAACGCACCAGGTTATGGCGGAATAAATCCTAAATTAGTTTATATTTTTACTAATGATCCAATTGCAGTTGTTACAACAACAAATTATATAGATTGGTTAGCTAACCCTAATGGAATATATGCTGGAGATGTTGCATTAATTGTTACCCAAGAAACGCCAACATCAAATCTTGGGGTTGGTTTTTATGAATTTGAAAGAGTTGGAACGACAAATCATTGGAATTTAATTCCTATAACTAATAGTCCAGTTTCTGTTAATTCAGTAACAGGGACTATTAATGAAATAATTGCCACTCCTACTATGGGTGATGTTATTGTATCCATTTATCCTAATCCTCAAATTCCAGGAATTGCATCTATAGGTCTTCCTCATGGAACTACAGCACAACGAGCTGGAATTATAGGAAGTATTAGATTTAATACTGACACAGGCCTTTTTGAGGGAACACCAGATGGAACAACGTGGATTGCATTTGCTTCTGGAAGTTCAGGTGTCAATAGTATAACAGGAACCACAAACCAGATTGTTGTTTCATCTCCAACTGGAAATGTTAATATATCAATTGATCCTGATCCAATCTTGCCTGGAAATGCAGCGGTTACTATCCCATCTGGAACAACTGGTCAAAGGGGCAATATTGCTGGGTCTCTTCGTCTTAATACGACAACTGGTTTTATAGAACTGACAAATGATGGTACAAATTGGTACACCATTCTTAATACTAATAATGGTGTTTCAAGTATAGCCGGAACAGCCAACAGAATCACAGTAACAGGAACAACAAATGCAGTAGTTGATATAGCAGCAACATACATTGGTCAAACAAGTATTACTACATTAGGAACGGTAACTACAGGGACTTGGCATGGAAGCACAGTAACAGTTCCATTTGGTGGTACGGGAGATGCTAGTTTTTCTGCCTTTGCTCCAGTTTGTGGAGGGGTAACAACAACTTCTGCATTACAATCTGCCACTACAGGAATTGCTACTGCTGGATTTGTTTTAACATCTAATGGAAGTGCAGCTCTTCCTAGTTTTCAGGCAGCTCCAGGAGCCGGAAGAAGTGCAGTATTTCTAGCTGCTGTTACAGGAGATGGAACTACATTATTTTCGTCTTTTAATGTTTCCAGTATTATAGATGTAGGAACTGGAAATTTAACAGTTAATCTTACATCAGGAACCGCAACATTTCCATTTATAAGTATTATTGGTATAGCAAATGGATATTTTGGAACAATAGGAACAAATTCTGGATCATCTGTTAATTTTCATTGTTCTCAAGGTGCCAGTAATTTTAATGACGCTGGAATTTACTATGTTGGAGCATTTTAATGTATGAAATATTTAATTAAAAATAAAGATGGTTCTGTTCATATAATGACTACTATTTCAGATGAGACAAGATGTGAAGATGAGATATTAAAATTATCTCCTAAAGATCGAGATAATGTACATTCTCACAGAGTTATAGAAGAACATGAAATACCAGAAGACAGATCTAAAAGGCATCTTTGGTGTCATTTAGATGACAAAATAATTATTAAAGATTAATAGATATATTATAAAAATATAATATGAAATTGACAAAAATATTCATGGCTCCAATAAGCATTGTTGTAACAGGGACTATAATATGTTTATGGGCATCAATAATAGTATATTCAAAAATATTTAATAAAGATGAAACTTTGATTGAAAAGAAAATGGAAGAAATTGTAGAGAAAAATATAGAGAACGTTCTGAGTCTTCCTTCAGGTTCTTTACAAGGGAAATTAGATTTTATGGTTCAACCTATAGAGCCTGAAGAAAATAAAAATAATTAATATAAGGAGATTCAAATGACAATTATAAGTTTTACAGTGAACGAACCAGGTCAAGCCGGTGTTTTTCCAAGCATGATGAGAATCCAAACCAATAACACATTAGCTCAAGTTTTAGTAACTGGATTTTTAGATGAAATGTTTGCAGAAAATGTTCCATTACAAAATGGAATGATGGCTCTTGTTTCTACTAAACCATCTCAAAATTCTTCAGTGGTAAATACCAGCTGGCTTGAGGTTAAGTTTGCCTCTGGTCATTGGACTTTAACTCCTACAGCCGTTGCTCCAGGATCAATTACACTTCCAACTATTACAAATCATATGGCTGTTTTTACAGATACAGTTGGAACACTTGCAGATGATACAAGCGTGGCGATTAATGGTGGAAATATTCAAGCTGGACTTTCAGGTACAGCTGGTTATTTAGCTTCATTCCCTGCAACTTCAGCAAAAGGCTCATTGAGATTGACTGCTGTTGCAAATACTGGAGATACCTTAGTTACATTATCTAATGTTGCACATGGTCAGGCTACTGTTTATAGCATTCCTGATGCTGGAAATGCGTTAGGTCGTGTATTAGTTGGCGCTACTGCAACACCGTTTACTACAGGACATATTTTAGCGTCCTCAGGGACTGGTGGCCTTGTTGTTGATTCTGCAATACCTACAACTTCAGTTCAGTTAAAGACTAATATCAAAGCAGTAACAACAGCTAATATTGGCGGAGCTGGCGCTGGACCTTTAACAGTTACTCAGGCAGCCTGTACATCTAGTAGTGTTATTATTTGCCAAGTACAGTCTTCAAGTAACCCTTGTTATGTAATTACCGTTGTTCCAGGAACAGGAAGTTTTACAGTAACTACGAATACGGATCCGGGTGCTTCATTGATATTAAGTTATGTTTTATTTGTAGCAGCTCAATAGGGAGATTAAGATGCCAATTATAAGTTCTAATTTCAACCAGATTGGAAATTCAGGACAACAACCTGGAACATGCTTCATTGAAACTGATGATAGTTTGACAACTATTCAAACAACAGGATATTTAAATACATTAGAACGTCAAGGATTGCCATTAAGTGAAAACCTAATGGCATTGGTTGGCATTAATAAAGGTGCTGCAAAATCTACTGTTTGGATGGCAATTCATTTTTCAAATGGAGAATGGAGCTTGGTGCCTAGCGCTATAGAGCCATCATTAAATGCAAAATATCTTATTCAACAACCCAATGCTACATTGCCAAATGCACAAGCGATGTCTGCATTGGCTACAGGTATTGTAAAAAACACTACAACAACTGGTGTACAGTCTATAGCGATAGCCAATGTTGATTATCAGCCTGCATTAAGCGGTGAATCCTTAACGGCGGTCACAGTAGCTACTGATGACAAAATATTAATTCAAGATACAAGCGATTCTAATAATTTAAAGACAGTTACAACTCAAAGTGTTGCTAATCTATTTGCTGGTGTTACAAGTGTTTCTGGAACCACAAATAGAATAACCTCCACTGGGGGAACAACTCCTGTTATAGATATTTCAGCAAGTTATGTAGGACAAAGTAGCATAACTACTGTTGGAACCGTTTCTAGCGGAACTTGGAACGGTACTACTGTAGATGTTTCTCACGGCGGCACAGGTGTAGCTACTATGACTACAGCTTACGCTCCGATTTGTGCGGGAACAACAGCAACGGGAGCATTGCAGGTTGCATCTACAGGACAAAGCACATCTGGCTTTGTTCTTACTTCCACCGGAGCAAGCAGTTTGCCCACCTGGCAGGCAGCAGGCGGTGGGGGCATGTCGTGGGCAAATATATCTGGAACTACTCAATCAGCAGCTGTTAATACAGGATATGTTATCGGTAACGCGAGCCAAACGACAGTTACACTTCCTACTACTGCAGCATTAGGTTCTGTTGTGGCAATTCAGGGTCAAGGGGCAGCAGGTTGGGTTTTGGCACCAGGCGCCGGACAGACAATAAAAGTAGGCGGTTCTTCAGCAAGCACCTCAATAACTTCTGCTGCACAATATGACACTATACAAGTAGTTTGTATTGTTGCTAATACAACCTGGTCTACCTCTTATGTTCTTAGTGCTGGCGTAACAATAGTATAGAGGGAAATATGACTGTTAACACACAATTAGATACGGCAAGAGTTCCATTTCCTATATTTAAAAATGTAGTTGATATATCTTCTGCAAGTATATTAACAATGTATACGACGCCCGTATTAATTATACCGGCGCAAGGTGCTCACAAGGTGATTTCAATACATGATGTTTTCTTTGAATATCATTTCAATAGTATTCAATATGCAAACGGAAGTGGTATGCAATTGCAATATGGAAATACTGGATCGGGAGGAGGAACAGAAGTTGTAGTTAGTGCTAATATCAATGTTAACTCAGCTAGTAGCAATATTGGAACTGTCCCTGCAACTCCTTATACTTTAGTTGGGGTTACATCGGACATGGTAAATCAAGGTATATACGCAACTACTACTATTAATAATTATACATCTGGAAACGGAACAATTAGAGTTAGTATTTTCTATACTGTTGTAACAACTACTGCTTAAAAAGGGATAAAAATGGCAACGAATACACAATTAAATACAGCCTCTGTACCTATTCCTGTTTTTACAGCTACAATTAGTTTGTCTTCTGCAAATATTCAGGCTATGTATGTTACTCCAGTTCTTTTATTAGCAGCTCAGGGAGCTCATACATGTATACTTATTAGGGATGTTTTCAATGAATATATATTTAATAGTTCCGGTTATTCAAATGGAGATGCTCCTCAAATACAATATGGAAATGTTGGATCAGATGCTAGCCTGTCCTCATTTGTTTTTTATTTAAACAATATAGTTACTGGATCTTCAAGTAGTTTTTATTCTATTTCAGGAGAACCAACCGGAAATATTCCTACGACACTTTCTGTTAATGCTGGAATATACATATCAAATCAAAGTGCTTCATATACAGGTGGAAACTCAACGTTAAAAGTAACAATAAATTATTCAGTAATAACAACAACTGCTTGATATGGAAGATTAAGGAACATGACAGTAAATACACAAATAAATAGCACTGTTGAATATTTAAAGTCAACGGTTACACTTTCTTCAGCAAACATTAAAGGTATGTATGCTGCTCCTGTTATTTTAATACCAGCTCAAGGTGCTCATACTATAATAATGATTCATGATGTGCTATTGGAATTAGTTTTTAGCACGCTTGCGTATACAGGTAGCGATGGGAATGGATCTGTTATTATGCAATATGGAAACACAGTCCATGGAGCTGGCCCATCTGCACTTATTATTAATAGCATTGTTACTGGAGCAGTAAATTCAGTTGGAACGTCAGCAAACGTAAACATTTCTGATTCTCCTACTAATTATATTAATGCTGCTATATATGCATCTAATACTACATCAGCTTACGCAACCGGAAGCGGAACTATAAATTGCACAATATTTTATTCAATTATAAATACGATCACATAATAGGTAATAAAAATGAATAAACAATCTGGATCGATAGGGTTATGTTTTGTGTTTCTTCTAGCTTGCGTTGCAGTCTATGCCGTAGGGTATTATGGATGTAATTGCATGGAGGATTTTGATGATTCAGATTTACAAAATGTGGAATCTATACAACTTACAGACATTTATAATGATCCATTAGAAAAAGTTAAATAACTATATTATTTTTATTGAAATTTACTGTATTTAATTATGGTGATTATAGTAATAATCACCCTTTTGATAAAACATGCTTTGCTTCTGACTTATTTCAGTCTTTTTACTTATTTTTTGTTTTTATTGGTAACTAAGAAAGTTTGGAATTGTATTTTGAGTCGGTGACAAATTGTCACCAGTTGATTTTGATTTGTAACTTATAACGACCTTCCCTCAAACAACAAGGGATTGCCGGCTTTAGTATTATGCCAGGTCAGTTTATCTATGAACGAGCGAACTGTCAAGGATTACTTGATAGTTCAAATGGTTATAAAATGTAACCATTTGAACTTATAACTAATGGTTACTAGTTGATCCATTCATTACCTATCGACCTTATTACAAACAGATTGAAACATTTTCAAATTTTTCATAAGTTTCTTATCTAAAATAAATTCGGAAGACTTATACATTTCTTCTACTTCAGGAAGAATTTCAGTTATACATTCAATTATATAACCCATAGTACAATCTTGTATTTCTTTTTTGTCTTCATTTATCTTATCAGCTAGTCTTCGTAATATATAAATAAGCGTTTTTTCATCAAATATTTCTATTATAGAATCTATTTTTATATCCATTTTTTAATTATTATCCGATAATAATTTTTTCAAATAATCTCTTCTATTTATCAAATATTCTCTAGATTTAGGTATTGAATTCATAACATCTGAGCATTGTTCTTTTGTAAAACATTCCTCTTCAATACCCTCTTTGAGGCTTTTCTCAAACTCATACATTCTTTTTAGTATATCCAAAATAAGCTGTAATTCTTCTTTTTGTTTGTTGCTCATAATATTTGTAAGTATTTCTTCTTATTCTTATCGTACTCTAGAATACTTAAAGCTTGCTCTAGTTCGCTTCTAAAGAAATCCGATATTGTATTGATTGTCATAGTTGATAAAAGAGCAGTTATTAAAAAATAACTATAATCTTGATATAGGTTATGTTCAGAAAAATACCATAAACCAAATATTACAGCTGAAATAAACAAGAACCTAACCCTAGAGTTTAGTTTGCTATAGAATCGTATTTTATCTATTTTATTAATAATATTTCGCGTTAAAGGTATCATCATTATTTTTTGTTCTCTTTCCAAGCGTGATAAGCCTCTGAATACATAAATGCAAATGCAGTTCCGGTTCCCGCTATGCTTCCTCCGGCTATACACCCATAAATGCCACCCGTTCTTGCTCCATTTATGCATCCAAATACAGAAGCATTTCCAGCCAATATTGCAGCTAATTTCCAATCGGTATTGCTATATGGGTCTACTCTAGGGGTTGGAACATAATGATTACTATTGTCTACAAATTCACAAGTATAAATATTTCTTATTGCTCCGGATATTGATTTTAAATATTTATTTTCTAATATTTTCATCCTGTGAACATCTCCGGATATAAAGACTTCATAACATGTAAATGATATTGATATGCCATCATATCAGATTGCATACTTCTAAAGCTTTCTCCAGCATCTATTCTTTTTTGAAACTCTGGTGGTAGGCTTCCATCATATTGCATGGTATATGCTACATATGAATATTGGCTACTATTGGACTTTGATTCTTCTGTATATGTCATGCTGGCAGAGCCAGAAACAAATTTGGTTTGCTCTATGTTTAGTAAATTCATGATAATCCTTCTTTGTTATATAAGAAAAAGATTACCATGAAGTTACAACAATAGTAATTATTATTTTAATAATCTAGATAACTATCTTTTAGGTGCTAACTTAAACTTATATATCTGTCCGTTTCCTGTATCGGCTCTATAGGAGGCCTCTTTTGTAAGATTTACAGAAGAACATCCGAACAGCCATGACAGTATAAACAAAATTCCTAAAATTTCTAAAAATGACCATATAGTTTTATGTTTCATTTTTACTCTCCCATTCCAGCTAATTTGTCGGCTAATTTATCTGATTGAGTTTGAATATCTACAATATTATCTTGTTCAGAAAGCATTCCCTCGACTACATCTCCCATTCTTTGGTCACCTCTCTCTGCAGCTTCATCTAAAGCAATAGCATTATTAAGAGATATAGATGATGGCACTAATTTTAACAAGCGTCTAATGACTGTTTTTTGTGCCATTTGCTCCATATCAGTAACCCATGGTCCAGATCCACCGCTTCTAGAGCGATTTCTTATCTTATTTATGTCGCCCATATTCATAAAATCAAACTGTTTATATCCGTTTCTCATAGTAACAACGGAATATACCCCAATCATTGGTCCGCGCTCTTCTATGCTTGGCTCATGCTCTATTCCTGGAGAAGTTCCTCTTTTCATAGAAAAAGTATCGTTTTTATAAACACATGCTGCTTCGACGGAAGTTATTTTATCTGACCGATGACTTAGTTCTATCATACCTTTGTACCCTAACATTAGTGTTGCCTGTGTTCCATAGGGGACTAAATAGACCATCCCTGAAATCCCAGGCTCTAATCCTAGTTGAGCGCATGACATAATGGTACCACATATAGATTCTACGGTGCATTTATTTAACATTGCGTTCTTTTTAAGTTCACTATAAGCAAGCATTATTAATCGATCAGAACACATATGTACTGGAAGAGCTTTATCTAAATAAGGTTGCATCTCCACTAATCTTTTATAAGCTGGAACTAAGCTTGAATTAATTGTCATTTTTTAAAGTCCTTCATTAGGTTGTTTTATTACGAATCGTCTTTGAGACGAGCATGATTTTATATATTTCTTATAAATTTGCTCATTCTCTTTTTTAAATGTAGGTGCATCAAATCTGCTGGTTTCTCTTGTCTGTTTCCATGTAGCAACTATTTTACCAGATGTGGATAGCAATGTGTCATTTTGACCCATATATATTTTTATCTTGTCTTCGATCTTTTGTTTTTTTTCTTCAGATTCTTTTATGGTGATTTTCAATTCCTCTAGTTTGTCTATTTCTTCTTGTATATCACCATTTGCAATGATGGGTTCTTGGACTGAAGCATATCCGTATAAACTTAATACTTCTTGACCAGTTGAAACTTCCGGAGCTGTTTCTGTTTTTACCGCATGCCAGAATTTCTCGTATTTTTTCAGCATCATTTCTTCAAGTTTTAAATTTCTATCTATAACATAATGTCTAAAATCACTACCACGAATCAATACTGCAACATAAGCTTTTTGCGTATTAGTAACCATCATGTAATGAGATACCTGTAATAGATAATGGTCAGGTATTTTATTCTCTCCTTGTTCTCCCCATCCTAATTCGCTTGAAGATGTTTTTGCTTCAAATATTGCATCGTCTTCTACTCTCCCATCAATATTCCCCGCCAAATACGGTATAGTTGGATGCACTATTAGATTATTATCTATAGTTACCTCTATACCTGTTTCTGATTCAAACCATTTTATAACAGAGGGCTCAAGAAAATTACCAGCCTTAACATAAGGATTATCCGATATATCTTTTGGAGTTCTTTGTCTAATTTTCTCCTGCCATAACTCTATGATGTTACCCCATTTTGAAACACCACAGATTACGGCAGAATCAGAACCACAAATATAATTCAAACGCTCCTCTAGTTGTAATGATGTCAAACTCATCTTGTCCTGTCCTCTGATGTCATATAATCAGCTAAAAAGAAATCCGCATGTTTTCTTTTTAGGTTAGATATTTTAAAGTTTTTATAGGCGTCCACAATAATATGTTCTAAAATGTTAAAACAAATGTGCATTACAAACATAATCAACATTAAAAATATAATAATCATAGTTTTCCCCTGTCAGTTAAAAAGATAATTTTTCCAGTTATTCTCTTGCTCAGTCCATATAGCTTCTTTTGATTCAGCTTCTTCTATTTCAATTTCATCTTCATCTCCATGATAGTATTCAAAACCCATTACTCACCTCCATGTATATAATCGTCTTGAGCCGCTTGCTCTATTTCTTCCCCTTTTTCTACTCCAAAAAAGAAATTTATTAATTCGTATTGATAGTCGCTTATCTTTCTGTTTAATTCTGTATCGTTCATTTATAAAGTCCTTAATTCGGTTTTTTGTAGTCAAAATCAACCACATGAAAGAATTATACAAACTTGTGTTACAAGTGTCAAGTTTTATTTAATAAAAATTAACTTAATTAAGTTTGACTATATTTAAATTACCATGTAACATTCCTTTCTAACTTGATTGAAAAGGTGCTTATATGAACGAAAATAAAGAAAAGAAAGTAACTATGTCTATAAGGCTTACAGAAAGTGAATTCGCAAAAATCAGAAGGACTTGTTATAGAGATGAAATTAAACCTGCCACTTTTGCATACCAAAGAATGATGGCTGGTATTGAAGAGCTTATTAAGAAGCAAGAAACCGACGGTTATCAATGCATGAATCCGCTATGAGGTTTGTCGGAAGAGAAATTATGGTACCTACAAGCGCATATAAGCCATTCCATTGGAACGCAAAACTGTTCCCCGGTGTCTAGGGCTATATCTAGGTAATTTTCAAATTCTGAAGGTCTTATGTCGAAATAATCCAGGTTCTCTTCTTGCACATAAGATTCTTCCGAAGCGTTTTCGTCCGGTTCATAATCTGCTGGGTCGCTGCTTAACAGTTTGAAATATGACATATAAATACACTCCATGTGATTAATACCCAAATTTTAGTATTACACATATTTTAATAAAAAAATAAATGAGTAGAAATAAAATGCATGCTGATTGTTTTCTTGTTAATTATTTTTTAAGTGCAGATGATGAGACTTTGTTTAATAGAAAAACAACTGCACAGCTAATAGGGGAGACTCACGCATGGATGGATCAAAGGGCTAT